CATCGTTTACAAGTTCTAAGAACAGTACTGGATCATTTTGAGCAAAGACTAATGCGTCTCGTTTAAGTTCCTTAGATGTCATCTTAGATACTTTATCTCCAACGTCTGTTCTAATTATAGCTTCAACGTGATCTATATCTAGCTTTTTAGCAGCGTTCATAGCTTCTAACTGTAGCTCTAACATATCTATTTGGCTTTCTGCTATAACATTAGCGTCAAATTCTTTAAACAATCTACCTTTATCAGGGTGGTATATCGATAAGAATTTTTGTAATGTTGTCTGCTCTTTAGAAACGAATAACTGTCCGTTTCTAAATACAATGCTTCCAAGGCGATGAGGGCCTTTCATTTCATCTACAAATACTGTTTTTTGATTTCTACAGTATTTAATTTCTCTTTCAAATCCTTTTTCTTCGTCAAAAAAATATAAACGTCTAGATTTGATAATATATACAGGTGGTATGTTTTGAGTGTTAAGCTCATATAACCTGTCTTTTATTTCCCAAGTTTTAGGTGCTTGAGTTTTTGTTTTTGTTGTCATGATATAATAAAATAAAAAATTAAAAAAAATAAAAGCTGAGGCGCCTATTAAGACGCCTCGAACTTTTAGTTACTACTATTTAAACAACATAAAGTTGTTTGCAGCTTGTACTACAAGACATCTTTCAGAAAGGAAGTGTACTTCCATTTTGTCGATGCTTGAGCTTGTAGGTCCGCCTACAGATCCAGTTACCCAAGACTTCATCTTGCGGTCATCAGCTTGTGAAGCGCGATAGCGTACGTGTAAGAAAGGACGACGTACGTTAGCACCAACTTGCTGATCGTATACAGATGATGTACCAGCTGGAATCAATGTTCCTTTTACACCACCTACAAGACCACGCGTCGAAGCGTCGTTTAAGTATTTCCAGTCTGTCTTATAGAAATCGTAAGAACCTCTACGGAAACCTGTAAATCCAAGATTTAAAGCCATATCTTCAGAGTTTTCAAACACTCCAAAACCAGTACCACCTTGAGCACCAGCAGAAAGATTAGCAAGTAAATCGTCAATAAACAAATTAGACAAACGGTTTAAGTAAAGCATATTTTCTTCGATAGCACCTTGCTTATCTAACTCAGCAAGTAAATCGTCGAAATCTTTAATACCTTCTACGTTTGTATCTGGATCGGTTGAACTGTCGATAAGATCAAACATGTTTTCAGCTACAATACCTCTAGATTCGATAGCAGAGAAAAGACCTTCTGTACCTTCAGGAGCTTCGTGGCCGTTAGCCGCTGTAACACCTGAGAATACATTAGTTCCAGAAGCTTTTTCAGCTTCTACCAATGTCATTTCTAAGTAATCGTTAAAACGAGTACGAGTATCTCCTAAAGATTTCAAGTACCATAAGTATCCTGATTCTCCAGACTCTCCTGTAGTTTCAACCCAACCGATTTGCGCTGTATCAGATCCGTTAATCTCAAAGTGATCTTTGATAATAGCAGGTCTGTTAGTAAAAGTTTTAAAGCTAGGCTCTAAAGACTCTGATAAAGTATCTGTACCTTTAGCAAATTCTGAACCATAAACAAAAAACTTAATAGCTTGATTGTCTGTAGTGGCGATGCCAGCAAGATCATCTACGTTTTCTGCTGTGTAAGGACGAATAGTAAGAGCTGTATTAGATGTTTCTATACCAGCTGTTACTAAAGCTTTAAATACCACACCGTTTACTACGGCTACAACAGTAGCTCCTTTTCTTACAGCATGCGTTTCAGTTTGTGTAGAATCGTCAACACTAGTGATAGCGTCTACAGCTCCAGTTACAGGGTTAATTTCTCCGTTGTAAGCTAAGTGTAAACGACCTTGCTCAGACCAAATAACTTGATCAGATTGCAAAGGCATTTCTGCGCTTAGCATTGATAAAAATCCAGAAACTGTACGATTTCCGTAGCGATCTACTTCTTGTTCGTATAAGTCTGGTAAATATTGTTGTGCCCACCCGTTGTTTTGGATATCTAGGTAGTTGCTATCAAGCGCCATTTTTTTGTACGCTGGAGAAACAACTCCACTAAATGCTGGGCCAGTAAATGTTGATACTGCCATGATTTTTAATTTTTAATTTTTAGTAATTTTTTAGTTTTAGCTTTGAGCTTGCGCTAGTCTCACCACTAATTACTTTTACTTTAAGACCACCAGCGTCTACATATCCATCAGATGTTTTTCTTTGTAAGTTAACGTTCTTCGCTTCACTTGTCATCTGACTGATAGCATCAGCTTTGCCTTGTTCGTAAAAATGATTAGCAAGTTGATCAGCGTTTCTAGCAGCAAATAATGATTTATGGTATTCCTTAGCGTTTGTTAGCATGTTATTGCTATCAACATATTTACTAAAAACTTTTAGTACATCACTTTGGCTTTCCATAGTTTGCTTAGCATCTTTAACATTAAACCTGTATTTTTTATCTCCAACGTTAAAATCAAAACCTTTGAAATTTTCGTTAAAAACTCTACCTGTTTCTTGTTTAAAATGTTCTTGCTGCTTAGCTTGCAGCTCTTGCGCTTGCGATTGCTCACTATTGTATCTGTTGAAAAAGTCAATTGCTTTTTGTTGCTCTGGGGCTAAACGCGAACCCAACTTGATTTCGTCGTAATACTTGCCTTTTAAGTCTTCTAAAAAGTTTTTTGCTTTTGCAACTTCTTCTTTGTAAGCTAGCTTTTTTCTTTTTATGTCTCGCTCTTCATCAATATCTTCGTCAAAAGAAAAGTTATCTTCCATTAAGAAATTAACTTCATCATTTGTTAAATGTGATTTAGTTTGCTTATAGTATTCTCTTAAAAGCGTATCGTTATCTACGCTAGAATAATCAGCATTTAAACGAACATAATCGTCTAGAGTACCACCTGTTTCGTTCATAAAGTCTACAACTTTTTGAATATTTTCAGGAAGCTCTACTCCAGTTTCTTTTTGTTCTTGAAAAGCTTCATTAACCTCCTCTGTTAAATCAGCTACCTCTTCTTTAATATCTTCTTGTACAGGCTCTTCTTCAGTTACTTCTTCTAATACAGTAAACTCTTCTTTTTCTGCTTGTACTTCTTCTTCTTGTTGTTGTTGTGGTTCTTCTTGCGTTTTCTGCTCTGGCTCTTGCTCAACCTCTTGAACATTGCTAAAGTCTACTTTATAAGTACCATCATCAGTTACTTCTGTTTTAGGCGCACTGTTGTCAACAGATTGCTCTTGCGTTTCAACAACCTCTTGCTCTATGTTTTCGTTATCCATGATAAAATATTATATAATTAATAAACTATTTAGGTTCAAATTGCTCTAAACCAAACCCACCTAAATTATCAAATCCTGATGATTCAAACTTTTTAGCTGGTAAATCTTTTTTTCTTTGATCGATAAGCTCTGATTGTTGACTAGCTTGTATTCTAGTTCTTTCGTCTTTACGATCTTCTTTATAAGCTTCTTTATCTTTAATCACTTGACTTTCGCTTTCTTTAAGTCTAATGTTTAATTCAAATTCTTTTTGCATAAGCTCCATTTTTATTTGAGCTTCGCGTTCCATTTTCTCTATATCAAATCCTTTTTGCGCTTGGGCTAGTTGAACCTTGCTTTCGGTTATACCTTGTTGCTTTTGTATTTCAGCCGCTGCTGCTGCTTGAGAAGACTGTTGGTTTGCTTGCGACTGCGATTGTATAGTCTGCTGTTGGTTAGCTCTGTCTTGAGCCATTTTCTTACGCCTTCTTATTTTCAACAACTGATTAGCAAGTTTTATATTTCTAACCTCTCTAATATCTATAGCGTCTTCAAGGTCTATAGTAGCTTGTTGTATGCCCATTTGAATATTGTTTTCAAGTCTAGCTTTTTCTTCTTCATCGGGCTCTATTTCTAAAAATACACCAAAATCGTGTATGTGTAAATCTTTAACTTCGTTTAAAGTAGCTACATTAAATCTACCTAAAGAGTTTATAAATTGTCTCTGTGTATTAGAGTATTCTAATACATCTGATATTCTAAGCGAACAAGCTTCAGCTGTTTTAAGAGTTAAATATAAACCACCGTCTTGAATATGCTTAGTAGCTGTGTTAGAGTTAGCAGCTGCTAGTTTTTGTAAACCTACAAGCGAAGCTTCGTTTGGTTTGCTACCATCTCTAGCTTCGTTAAGACCTGTAACATCTCTCATCATTTGCAAGTAGTAATTATAAGACGTTATAAGAGCTTGTATTTTACTACCACCACTATCGCTTCTTATTTCTTGTATTGGAACTCTAGCGTTGTTGAAATCACCGTCTTGCGTATAAGATCTACCAATAATAGATCCTGTTTGAAAAAACATATTCAACGCTTCTTGCGGGTTGTAATTTGTCCCGTTTCCAAGATCAACTTCTGATATACCATCAGCATCTAAAAATACACCATCTGGTATCATGCGAGACATAACTTGCTGTAGTTTCAAGTGTGTTATTTGAATCATATCTGCGAAAGTCATCATGCGACCCACTAAAGATTCTGCTCTACCTTTGTACATTCTAGGCGCTACTATCCCGTAGCTCATGCTGACTTTAGTTATGTCAGACTTAGGCCTTGTCATGTTTTCGCACATCTTCCAGTCTAATAAAATATCATGACCTAATATCTTAACACCTGAATAAAGAACTTCTATAGCTCTTTCAACTCTTTGGAATCTAGCCCTTTGATCTTTTGGAGGATTAAAGGTATCATCTTTCTTAATAGCTTTATCAGCACCTGAAGCTGTTTTCTTTACTTTGTATACTTGATTGTGAAATGTTTTATATTCAAAATAAAGTAAATTTATATAATTACCTTGCGACTCGTCTTGAGGGTAAAAATTATATCTATCGTAATTAGGTGATTGGTATTTATCTTCAATGTCCTTTATCTGATCTTCAGTAAGATTTGGATATTGTTTTTTAAGCTCAGCTACGGTAGTTCTTCTTACTTCACCCACGTAGTACAAGTCTTCAAAATAAGGAGACTCGCTGTAAGAATACACTATATTAGAAGGATCAACGTATTCTATTTTAATACCTTCAGCTGTATTGAAGCTGTTCTTGACACACGCTATACCTAAAACAGTAAGATCGTAGTCTAATCTTTTTTTAGTATACTGATATTTATTTAAACTTAAAACATTATCAAGAGCTTCTTCTTCAGCTATTTCTATAGATTGTTTATA